AGCCCCGTGCCAGCCTGTCGCGGAGACATCACGTGACTCTCACGTGAAAGACATATAGCTTCGCAGAGTTAATTTAATCAAATTCAATTATTATCCTCATTAGTCTTATTAATTCACAATTAATCATAGAATTACTTATAAGCATAAATTACCAAATAACACAATAACAATAAAAATTCTTTTATTGATAATAACAATTACACCTTAATACGCATCGTATGAACTACATAACATTTTACATCACACCTATCATCTAATCCTTTATCATTTACAATATTAATTGTAAATCTCTTCCAAAAATCTTCATCAGGCTTCAGATAATCTGACTCGATGTCCAGATTGAACGTCTTCTCTCCTTGATAATATCCATAATCATCATGATACAAATAACCCCCAATAGGAATATATCCTATTGGACGAACAACGCCATCATCTTGCTGCATACCCAACTGAACTTGACCTCTAACATTCCTATTACTTCCATAAAAACTACCAGTAAAACTTACAAAACAACTAACTAACAACACCTTCCTAGGTTCAGATAATTTACCTCGCATACTATCACAACAGAAGAAATCCTGTTGTGAAGACGCCTTAATATCTGAAAAATCACAGACATGAGTACATGTCTTAAGCGCACTGTGAAACCAGTCCGCCATTAAAACGCAGAACAAAGCTTAACTTCTTCGTTGATGATACAACGAAGAATAAGACGAAGCACTATTTATAAAGCCACGAAGCGTACTGAGTACGCTTATTCTTTACGCGTTTTCCACTATTCTTTACTTCGTCTTGAAGCAAAGACAGCTGTCATTCACTTCTTTAATAAAGCAGTGGGCCATAGTCCATGTGCGTTTGTCCGCTCTTCCGTCAGATTCGTTCAGCTTAAGCGCTTCACTAGCATCACAGATCCTGAGCGTCCACGTGTCATCTAATCCAAGGGCTATTATTCCAAGTCAACATTTAGTCAAATGTCTCTGATCCCGGCACGGGGTAATACTA